ATAACTTTTCTATAATCCATAATATCATAATCAAAGCTGTTAACAATTTTTTGATCATTAATGTTAGATGAAGGATTAAAAGAAGACAACAAAGTAGCATTAAACGCAATAACAGAAAGATAATTTGTTTGAGTCAAGATTTGATTTTTAAAAATACCATCTGTATAGGTAGATGATAATGTAGTAGAAGATGAAAATGTAGAAGCCGGTATTGTACTTTTGGCTACATAAACAGGGTTGTTAGGGCTATTTATTCTATTAAAGTTAGGTGATATGCTAAACAGTTCATCAAGTTTTAACCCCTTACCGTCCTTGTAAAGATCAGAATCAAACACAAGATATTCTTCTGTATAACCGGCAAACTTTGCAAACATTTCACAAGCAATAGCAATATTTTCATTTAGTTGATCTTGATGAATCTCCAAATTAATCATTGGAGCTCCTAAAGAGCGAGAAATTCTATTTCCTAATCTTGAAAAAGAATCAATTTTACTATTAAGATTCGTGCTTTGAAAAGCCGAAATAGGTGTTATAGCAGAGCAATCCATTTATTAAGCGGGCGTAGGCCCCCCTCCTGCACCCCCGGCGGGCGCCGGGGCTCCTCCTCCAGGTCCCGGTGCCGCACCACCGGGCGCGGCTCCCCCGGCTTCTGGACCCGGTCCGGGTCCAAATTCAGGAGGTGCACCTCCAGGCGGTAATCCGCTGGGCCCACCTAATCCGCCTCCACCTTCTTCAGGAGGGGCTCCACCGCCTGCTGCGGCTACTCCACCTTCTCTCCAGTCCGGGCCACCTTGGGAAATCTGATCTAATTCCCACAATAACTCTCTATCCTTACGTAAGAATTCTCTGTTAGCCATAATATCGGTTTCTGACCACCCTAGATATTTTTTCTGTGCATATGTTTTTGAAACTAAATCACTCTGTGTAATTGCATTAAAATTTTCAGCCTTTAATTGAAACTTTTGATTTTCTCTTAATTCATAGAAGTTAGTCGGTACATTAAAATGTAGATCTAGGTGTGTTTCTTTTAATTCGTATTTTTCCCAAAGCTTCTTAAGCTTAAGATGGGTAACAAAACCATTTTTAAACCCAGCTGCAAATGTCTGTTGTAAGCGAATAATAAACCGGGCAAACTTTAATTCTTCTCTTAATATATCTGCACCGTCTTTAAATGTATCTTCAGGGTTAATTCTGGTAACTGGTACTTTTAAAGCCTTATACAGCTTTTGAACAAAGTACATTAGATCGGTAAGTTCACCGAGATTTTGACCCCCGGGCAACGGGGTTACAGTAGTACCTTCACTGCCTGCACGTTTTGCAAACCAAAAACTATCTAACATGGATTGTGGGTTAAACTTCTGTACAGTTGCAGCTTGATCAGCATCAAACGTTTTCTTACTCCAGTACTGCTGCATTAATTTTCTAAGATAAGCTTCTGCTTTCGGAGGGGGCATATTACCCACATCTACATTAAACACTAAACGTTCCGGGGCTCGAACTAGGCGGTAAATGACAATCGAATCCTCAATTAAGCTTAACTGCCGATAGGCGCGACGAGCATTTTCAATAAATGGTAAGCGTACTGTTTTACTTTCATTCCATATACCTGAATTGATATATGTAACTTGATTTACATCCATCGGTACAAATTCAGTTTTAACAATCTTTGTAGGATTCTTTAAATCAAATACAGGCTTTTTTAACAAATATCCTTTAAGCAGCATATTTTGAACATTACCAAAAATAGGATCGATTAAATCAGAAGTAATTTGAATTACACCAAGAACTCCTTCCTCAGGAAATTTTTTGTGAATAATATGTTCAAAATAAATCTCTGCATCTACAAGCATTTGACGGACATATTCCCACCCGTTATGCTCTAAATCAAAATAGCCGATATATTTTTGAAACTCTTTCTTAATATCCTGTTTAATGTCTTCGGATAAATTTACATCTTTAAATTTTAATTTTATAATTTCACCGTTATCATCCTTATTAATAAATTCATCACATATTTCATCGAGGGCATTGGCTACTTCAGAGAAAGCAGCCATCACCCTGTAATCCATTAACCGGCGAGATTTATCCGGCTGTATGTTTGCATACATGAACTCGTGGTAATCTTTATTTTGTAAAACATTAGCAACAAGATCGTCGGTATATAAAACCGATTATGAAACACTTTGACGGGCTAAAGCTTCGCTCTTTTTTGTACCTTTATCAAAAAATAAATTATATTTCGGATTTAAATCGTTAATTTTATCTGCAAGAGAAAGCTCTTTATAGGGAAGCTTATTAGAAATAAACTTCATTAAATCACGACCAAATGTGCTTTCTCTATTGGAATCAGCCATAAGATTATTTATTAAAAGTATTCAAACTTAAAGGTATAACATTAAGGGTTATATGAGTATATTACATCCGTAATCAGAGGGCTACCAGATATTCTAAACGACTCTGTCACGCCTATAGTGCTTGTACCCATCATCATTGTTGTTACATCGTCATACAAGGGTATAGTTCTTTCTGCATGAAAGTTTGTATCAATTACGAAAATATTACCCACCTCGTTTTGTTTTACTTGGAACATCCAACCTTTAATAGTAAAAGAAGTATCTCCAATAATTTTGTATTTTTCAGATGCATTAATGTCTGTAGGATAACTTAGATTAATACTACCGCTCCAAAGTATTTCACTTCTAATTTCTTGAGTTTCACTTACTAAATCGGATGGAATTTTCCAAGAAATTATTATGTAAGGGTTATTATAAGGAACAAAATTAGAAATAATCTGATCCATATCAGATTGAAATTTAGAAAGTATGGACATATTAACTGTAATATTAACAGGAACCGGGCTAGCTAAATAATTGCTTTTAGTTAGTAAGTTTGGACTTGGAAAATAGAATCCCCCAAGTTTATTAAAAACTCGAGTTTCGTCACGGGTAATGTTATTAATACTAATTGAAACTACCGGAACCGTAATGTTTTGAGCTTTATTGACTAAATCATACATTACTCTTTGCTTAGGAGCATATACATATCTTACTTGTAGTAAACTTTGAGCTACACGGTTTTTGTCATATCTTTTAATGACAATATCATCAAACGCAGCTACAAATTGCGTTATTAGGTCTTTTACTTCAAAATTAAAAGTGCGATTCTTCACCTAATTATTTAACAAATTCTATCTATAAAATATTTCGGTAGTTTGTCTTTTACCCGTTTTAAAGTGTTAAATATATTTCCATCTAAAATATAAGTTATAGAGAAATCTTGCTTACTACGAGTAGCTCGACCGCAAGCTTGTACAAGCGCGTTTAGCATTTTATTTTCATACCAGTCTTTATCTAGATCGAATAGCTTCTTAATTCGTTTTGACGATAAAGGTGGAAATGGTAGCTTTACAATAACCTGAAAACGCGCTAAGTCATCTTTTAAATCAATGCCATAGGCAAGAGAAGGGCTTACTAAGATTGTAGGTAAATGGGATTCAAAATGCTCTTTGAGAATCTCTTCATTATTAGTTAAATCATCTCGAAACAAAAACCGACAATTGTCTTTTAATTTACTTTTTAAAATTTCTGTTATTTCATTTGAATGAGTATGAATAATACCTTTTTCATTTATATGATGATTAATAATAGATTTAATTTGATCACCAATTACAGGCAAAACATTTTTAATGTTTTTATAATTAAGTTTATTTTTAGATGTAACGTGAATAGGTGATTTTTGAGGGTCGAAATCACTATCTACCTCTACATATGTATAATCCTCTATACCTAAACCGCGTGCAAAATTTTTGTGATCAATAATTGTAGCGGACATGAGAAGAACATTATCTGCATAATCAAAAATATGCTTTGAAAGCTTATTAACTCTTAATGGTAAAAATGAAACTTTTTTAGCGTCGTGATCTACTATGTATTCGCTCTCTCTCCAGTTTGCATTTACTGTGAGTAAAGATCGGTGTATATTTTTTAAGTATAGTAATTTTATTCTTTCCGGTTGTGATAGTGCACCTTCTTTTTTTGCAGCCTTAACAATAAGTGTATTGATCTTTTCGCTTAGTGTTAAGATTAAATCGTTAGTCCAGTTAAAAGCTCTTTCTCGGTTGTCTGTAATTAGTGGTTTGTAATCAATACTGTAATTTCTTAACTTTTCATAAATAATTTCTGCAGAAAAACGTTTAACTAATTCGTCTTCTAATTCTGAAGCCTCGTCGCAAATAATAAAGTTTTTACGTTTTACGTGCCCCGGTAAACTTAAAAACATTTTATAATTTAAAACAGAAAACTGAGATAACAAAGATTTGTTTCTTTGATTATAATAATTACAAAAGTTTTTTTCCCAACAATCATCTCTTAACTTAGGTAAGAAAACGCAAGGCGCGGTTTCTACATCAAATCGCGTATCTACGTTACAAGCATAGTTTGTTTTACCTTTTAGTAGATCTGTATCTGGAAAAAGTTTTAAATATTGATCTTGTAATGACTTTGTAATCGTTAGAGCAAATGCACCAAAGGGAGGTTCTGCTAAGCATTCTACTTCGTGATTATAATTACCAACATAATCTTGCTTATAAGCTTTGTAAGAACGAATTAAATTAACAAATTCAGGTGAAGGCTTCTGACTCAGTCCCGATAGGGTCTTTGCAAGAAAGCTTTTACCTGAGCCTGTAGGGGCGCTACAGATGACAAATTTTTTATTATTGTTAAAGGCTTTTTCGACTCCCTTAATCAACCGAACTTGTTGGGAGCTTGGATTATATTCTTTAGGAAAATGTCCAAGATATCTACTTAACACACTATTATTATATGATCGAGTTATTAAAATTATACAGAGACAATTGTAACTTTTCTATTAAACAGCTTAAATGGTTTTTTCGTTTTAATTCTATTAATTGTATCGCGAATGTTTTTATCTCCACGGCAAAACGTTTCAACTGTATAATCAAATACTATCTTCTCTTTAGTATGCTCTAAATTAAACGGGTAAGGAATTTCGTACAATATTTTTTTGTTATTTTTTGTTTCTGATATTAAAGTAAAAATACAGTAAAAGTCTTTGATACAAAAAAGAAGCAGTTTTCCTTCTTTTAACACTTTAGTGTCGAGTAAAAATCTAACTTTCTTTTGAAGAAAGTTGTTTACTTTTTTTTCTATTTCTTCTACAGATGTCATGCGTTCATGAACTCTATTTTTTGTTTTTGTGACATGCCTGCTAAAACTTCGTTAAAATATTTCCAAAACTCTTTACCAGCAGGGATAAATGTAACTAATTCACACGCAGACATATTTACACATCGATAATCTTGCATAAAAATATCCCATGTAATTAAAAGATTTTTTTCTGTAGGGTTAAAATGCGGGGCTCTTAATGCGGGTCTATAATTTAAAGCTAACCGACCTTCTGGGCTATTAAGAAGCTTTAAATTATTTGTACAGAGCATACGTCTTGTAGGGGGAGAGCCTAACTTAGGTCTTCTCCGGATAAATTTTATCTCTCCCACATTACTTAGAAGAACGCTTTTTAATGTGGGAAGCGACACTTTCATTATCTTTTCTTAACGAGCAAATACCAAAGATACGCTGCTCATTTAAGAATACTCCTTTTTTTAATGTACCGTATCCATCAACATCAAGATTAGCAATCGGTATACCTAAATTATTAGGGAAACAAACGTAATCACCAATTTGTGTATATTTAATATTCGGGCCTGCTAAAACGACCTCACCAATTCTCCACGCCCGGGTATCGGTGTTTAATGGAACAACAATACCATTGCGAACTATAGATGTACCGTCCTCTGTTTCATCTACAAATTTTACAAGTAAAATATCATCTAAAAGTTTCTTCAGGTTGTATCCTGTAAAAACACTATTAAAAGAATTTTTAGGTGTTTCCGATAAGTCAATAAGTGACTTTTTGACAGTTAATAAGTCTATGTTTGCGCTCATTAAAATGACTTATGCAAGCGCTTTATTTATTCAATCAATAGATATTCTTTTATTTCTCTTTTAGAAATTTCATGCTTTTTACTTAGTAACGAAACAAAATCTACTTCTTCTTTTTTATTCTTATCTTCTTTAATTTTCTTTATATAGTTAATATTTCTTTTAGACACTTTTGGTACCATTGTGACCAAGAAGTTATATAAATCTTGTTTGTTTTCAAAAACAGAAATATATTTAGCAAGCTTATTAATAACAATAGCGCACTCTGGCGAATACATACTGATCCATCGATTAACTAAAAAAGGGGAAAACAGCTTAGCATCATCGACAGACTGAAATGCTGTCTTTTTTTTACTAAACAAAATATCGTTTAAAAAATCAAAGATAGTATTCAAGCAATAACTTTGGTCGTAGCAATAAAAATATCGTCGTTAAGAGTATAAAAAAGCTTAATTACATCTTTCATAAAGTCTATTGCTTGGGTATCATCTAAATTAGTAGAAAAAGCAAATGCAGGTGCCTTTTTTCCAGCTTTGATATTAATACCGGTATGACCGAGAGCAACACCGTTTTTCACATATGTAATGCTAACACTACATTTACCGCTAGTTTGAGTGACACCGCCCTGGGTATGCTCTTTTTGAACTATCATATCATCCCCATCAACTGTGATAGGGGCCTTGAGATAATTTGTACTTAGAATGTTAGCTATTTGTGTATTAAACAACCTTTGCCACGCCACTGCACCAAACGGATCCAGGTAAGGTATTTCCCATACAAAATTAATAGCATCATCACTGTAGATAAAATCATTATTCAAAACATCCTCGGTATCGATCATACCTTCTGCCTCAACCTTCATAGGAGCGCGAAAAGCTACAATATTCCCTATCGGTAAGGTACGCTCTTTAAAAAATTTATAAGCAAAACGACCGTGTATTAAGCTCCCGTCATAAACTTTTATATCTTCTGAAATCATATTAATTCTCTCCCATTATTTTAACAAGATAAACTAAAACTGCAATACAAAAAATAAGTTCTATTAAAGTCATAGATAGTTCATTTTTTCTATCCATGAATATGTTTTACTAAGACCAATTTCTAAGGGTTGAGAAGGGGCCCATCCGAGTTTTTCTTTTATTAACTTATTATCTGAGTTTCTACCTCTAACTCCTGTAGGGCCTTTAATATGTTTTTTAACTAGGCTTTTGCCAGCAATTTTAGATACAATATCGACAAGCTGATTAATAGAAACTTTTTCTTCCGATCCAATATTAACAGGCCCTTCAAAATTAGATTCCATTAACTTTATTACCCCATCGAGACACTCATCTATGTAAAGAAAACTTCTTGTTTGCTCTCCGTCACCCCAAATTTCTATTTCACCACCATTTACAGCCTGAGCCACTTTTCTACAAATAGCGGCAGGTGCTTTTTCCTTACCATTATTCCATGAACCTAGAGGACCAAAAATATTATGAAATCTAGCTATTTTTACATCTAACCCATAATTGCGTTTGTAAGCAAGATAAAGACGTTCACTAAAGAGCTTTTCCCAACCATATTCACTATCTGGATTTGCAGGGTACGCAGAACTTTCTTCGCAATTTGGATTGTTAGGATCTAATTGATTATGCTCGGGGTACATACAAGCACTGCTGCTATAAAAAACTTTCTTTACATTAAATTTAGCAGCTAGATCTACCACGTTTAAATTAATAGATGCTGAATTATGCATTACATCAGCATCATGTTCCCCGGTAAAAATATATCCTGCACCTCCCATATCTGCTGCTAATTGATAAATTTCATCTACATATATTTCTTTACTATTTGTATTACTGTCCTTTAAGACGTATAAACTATCTTTTACTATTTGTCTATCTCTTAGATCTCCAACAATAAAATCGTCTGCTTGTGTATTGCTATATTCTGGAGACTTTAAATCCACACCTCTAACCCAATATCCTTTTTCTTTCAATCGATTAACTAGATGGTTACCGATAAAACCCCCCGCTCCACATACTAATGCATATTTCATAAAATATATTTCTTAATTATTTTAGCTAAAGAATCATCAGATGAAAGGTATTCTTTTGCTTTTTCAAAATTATTTTTTATTGACCCAACTTTAGACATGTATGTATCTTTAGATAGTTTAAGATTAGCTATATCATCCAAGCTGTTAAAAGCTATGATCCCGTTTATATCAAAATAATCACCAATATTAGGGCATCCCCAATAGATGGGAATACACCCTGTTACAAGCGCATCAATTAATTTTTCGGTAAAATAATTATAATGTTGACAGTTTTCTATAACGAACGAAAACTTATAATTTTTAAGAGAATCAATTTTATCAAAAATATGTCCTGTTTTAGTACCGCCTCCAAAACCATCTATACCCTGCACTTGTCTGTAAATAGTATGTCTTAATTGTTGTCCAGGTAAGAATGTTTTACCGGAAAGAATAATAGAGCAGTTTTTAGTTTTTTCGTTTTCATATAGACCGTGCTCGGATTCATTAATCCAAGTACCACCTACGATTGCAGGTAAGTATTTTTTAGGGTTTTTTTCTAATAAATCTTTTCTAAAGGTAAGTATATAATCTAACCGATCTTCTATTTTTTCTAGATGTTGGGTAACCTGCGGTTTTACAGCAGGCGATTCTAAGCACCAGCCTACCTTTATCTTTGTTTTAACCTGATCGGGGAAATCACTATACATAAACTCGTCACTGAATACAGTGATGCCATCATAAGACATTAATTTTTCTTTATATGATATAAGAGTTGGCTTTCTGTCTTTGGTAGAAGTAAGAAACCCATTCTCATTTAAAGAATGTCCGAACGTACCGTCAAATAGATTAACTTGTAACATTACCCTGCCATCCCATAATCAATATGATTATCAATAAATTCATAATCATAATTATCACGCAACAAAATATTTAAAATAGATACATTACTTTTCATACAAAGACTGTATTTGCAAGCAGCCATTATAAAAACATCTGTTAACATATCTACACCTAATTTAAATTTCTTATTGTCATCATTATATGCGTTTGAGTAATGCAGACCACTATCTGAACCAGGAGGAATTAAATCAGCATTATATTTCATTAAAATACTGCCAAAATCGTTTTTAATATTATCATATGTTTCTTGTTCATCTGTAGCTAAAAAAATCTTATCACACTTCTTATCTTTTAGAGCTTTTTCAATAGCCGGTTTAATAATAGCTTTATAATCCATTAAATGTTTTTGACCCGCCGCATGTCCTCCGGAACCAAAATGATCGGTACCTCTTTTATGTATGGATAGGACATTTTGCATATTATAATTGTTTTTTATAAAAACTTTGCTTATTTCAGCTATGTCGTCTTTTACTTTAAAATATTTTTTAACTATTTTTCTTAAAGGATTAACAAAATTTGAATCTAAAAATTGATCTTTATTTTGATCTTTTCCGTAGCTCAATAAAAACTGCCCGCACTTGTACCAGCAGTTTTCTTGTACATAAGAACCAGAATTAAATAGTTCTTTTATTTCATCTTTTTTATATTCAAAAGGCTGATAAAAAAACCTGTTCCAAGTATTACCGCTATTTGAATAAAGACGGTTTCTCATTTCAAAATAAAGAATTTGATCCTTTTCTATATATTGAAGATTATGAATTACACGTAAAATAGTAGAACCAAGCCCTACAGCTGAATCATCCTGTATTATTTTAAGCTTCATTTTTTAAAAATATTTGAGTTAAAATATTCGGATAGTTTTCATGTTTACGAATAATGTCTTAATATTATTAGTACGCACTAAAGTAAAATTAAACTGTTCAATTGTTTGTTTCAGTGAATCGTCATTGAAATACCATATATGTTCATCTACTTTTCTATGCTTCCATTTAGTAAACCACTCGTCAGAAAAATAATGGCACCAAGGTAAACTTACAACTAGCCATCTACATTTTAAATCTTTTAAAAAATCAATTGAACTAAAGTGTTCTAAACAGTCAAAAAAAGTTATAACTTCATAAAACTGTTCAGTTATATCTTTTACAAATTTTATATGTTCTGGTAAAGGATAAGCCGGTTCAATATCGTTACCATAACAATTAGGAATAATTTTAGAACACCACTCAAGAAAATTACCGTTACCGTAACCTATATCTAAAATAGAATGTGGTATATAGCCGGTAGTACCTAAAATATTACCTAACCTCAAACACGACATTGAATTATTATCTATTTTGTTATACGCTTTTTCAACATAATTATAATCATATTGAAACGGTTTTATATTTACCTGTTTAATAGCACCGGTAGGAAGAAGCTCGTAATTGTCTATCACAGCGTTTCAAAATACTCTACGTTATTAAAATAAAAATACGGTTTTTGTTGTTCTAGAGTATAACTAGAATGAGGCGGGAAATAACAATTAATATTTTCGTTTTTTATAGCAGCTGCTAACACCATCGAACCACTATACAAACAAACAAACTGATGTGAAGAATGAATAATATCTGAATATTCGTATATATCATTAAATTCTATAGTCTGATGTTCAAATAAAGGCTGGGGAATATCTTTATTTTTAGGTTTTAAAATATAAAAATTATCTTTTGAGTATTTTGTACCTATAATTTTCTTTAATACATCGCTTTTATAATTTTGAGCTGTAGTAATTGAAGTAAGATCGGCAACTACTTTTTTGCTATGTTCTTTTAATGTTTTTGGTTTGTAATAAATTTTAGGTCTAGGATAATCATTATCTGTATTTAAGCCGTGAACTATTTCCCATTTTTTTAAAATATTACAAGGACGGTCCCATGCGCTTTTTGGTATAGAGCCAAATAAATTACCTCCAATATTACCCGGTTCGTTTTTTATGCCTTTTATAAACGGGTTTTTATTCCAAACAATATCACCTATTTCAGAATTTCTTACAACGTTATTAGATGAAATATAAATGTCCTTTCCTATATTTGAGTAATGTTCTGGTAATGTTGAGAATTGAAGATTGTCGCCTAGCCCGCCCCAGGACTGTGATAAAACCAAATATTCCATATACAAATTTATTAATGTATCGAACTATTTCAATAATCGTGTTTTTTGTAAAAGTCAGCTACACGCTGCAATCCTTCATCAATAGACACCTTGGGCTTCCAGAAATTTAAAATATATGGATCCGGTTCATTCTTTTTATTTAGCTGAACGGTGTCTATGCTATTGGACGGTATCACTTTAGTTTCTGGAAACATACTCGCTATTTTTTGCGCAATATCAATAATTTTATACCATTCAAAATTAGTTATATGTAATTCTTTATCGTTAGGAATATCGTTATAATGTTCTGCAACAGTTTCTAAACATCTACAACAATCTTCACTATATAAAAGCTGTCTTTCTTCTTGACCATCTGTGAGCATATCAATAACGCCTGTTTTCTTAGCTTTTAAAATAAAATCAGTGATAGCATGGGCTTTTTTCATATCTTTTTCTATGCCATAAACGTTCCAGAATTTTACAATCTTTCCATTTAAACTTTTCGTATAGTATTCACCAAGAGCTTTTGAAACACCATATGGAGAATAACTCATATTAGACATTTGAGAAGAAGCAAAAATAAACGGCTTTTTAAAAATTTTAAGATAATAAAATACGTTTGTTATAATACGAGAATTATTATCAATAAATTCGTATGTATACTGATATTCTTTTAAGTATCTCGAGCCCCCTACATCAAATGCTAAGAAATAAACAAAATCTGCATTTCGAATATAGTTACTAACAGTTATGTTATCGTATTCTCTTAAATCGTGAAACGGTGAAAGCACAACATCTAAACCGATAACATTATGTCCTTTTTGTTGTAAATATTCTTCTAAAGGCTTACCAATTTGACCCTCAGATCCGAGTATTAAAATATTTTTCATAGAACAGTCCAGCCATCTACAAAAACATCTTCCCAATCTTTCCAGCTAACCGGCTTAAACCAAACATCTTCTCCAAACCAGTTACGCGGGCATATTACTTTTTCTTTTTTCTTACCTAGATATGCCCCCCACCAACCAAATGAGCTATTTGAAATAATATTTTTATCAGCAATAGAAGCAATATAAAGATCATACAATTCACTTAAACCACCCCCTTTATGATCATGAAAAAAGTTAAATCCAGATTGAAAGAAGAAAACATTTTTTTGTGTAAAATTATATCGACACCAATCTGGAGTATCGGTGATAATAATAAAACACGTATCACTATCATTGCAGATTTCGTAGGCTTTATTAAAAAACTCTAATGGCTGAACCGGGTGTATTTTAGGAAGTAACGTATATTCACCTCTACGCACATGCATTACTGTTACTTTGTTTTTCTCTGAAACATTTTTAATAGACCGTACTTTTTTATCTACTGCTTCTTTAAGAGAAGGGTCGAAATAAAACATATTTTTAACATCTTCTCGGTATTCTAAAAAATACTTTTCTGTTTGAAAGTAACCATCAACAATTAAGTTTTCTTTTGTTTTAGGTATTTCAACATAGTTAAATTTCGGTTCATTATATACTTCAAAATCTGGTACTTTAAAATCTATAATAGGTATATTTTTAAAAATATTATCTTTGTATTTTAAATGAGGAAATCCTTGGCCAGAATAATGTTTAATGTTATAGTCAATCCCATAGCTGTCCTTAAATTTTTTCGATAAAGCTAAAGCTGTTCCTATTTGGAACATTTGATTACCCAGTCCCCCTTTAAGTCGTGCTGTTATCATTACCAATTCTTAATATACGTCTTTAATTCTTCCAGAGGCATATGTGTGATTTTTGTAACTTCATTAATATTATTTTGTGTGTAGTCATTATAGTTAAATGACGTGTTACCACGAAAATGATTTAAATGAAGAAGGACACCATCTGTTCTACCGATTTTAAATCCTAATCTTCTAAAACGCATTAAAAATTCATCATCATCATAACCCACGTTTTTAAAGTTAGGATTACATTTACCACCTTGTACAAAAGAATCTTTAGAAAAGACTGCACACCCACCCCACGAGCTCTTATTAAACAGAGTACATGTTTTTAACTCTACCGGGGTATTTAGATCTGTAACAAGCTTGGTTACAGTATCTGCTGGTATATCAAAAAAATTTCCATCATATGGATACACTACATCATACTGCTCATTTTCTATCATTGTAGCAGCAGAAATTAAGCTTTTTTTGCTTACTAGTACATCTACATCATACCAACTTGCTATACTATTGTCTGTACTCGATTGGAATAATTCGTTGATACATTTCATTTTATTAAAGTAATCCTGCTCATTTTTAAATGCTGTAAATTTGTATTGAGAGTATTTCTTAGTTAATAATTCTGTCTTAGGTTTTTCTTTATAATACTCCCGGACTAATACATTAGTAAATTGAGCTTTCGAAAGATATTCTAAAACAATAGATAAATTTCGTAAACGATCTTCGTGATCGATAGAAACAGGAATTAAAATATCAATTTTTGATAGCATATTTCTTATATATTTTTTTTAATATCTCTTTGACGTCTTTTTCAGAGGTATCTGGTACAGAGTTTTGCCACGCAGGAGAATATCCGTGCTTTTCAAGAAACAATTTTGCACCGTTCATTATATTAGATCGCCAATCCGATCTTGGTCTTATAGCGCTACTCTTTTCAGAGCATTCTATCTCATCAAGATAATTACAACTATTAGCAATATCAGCAAAATTCCAATATGGGGTTGTATATCCTGCTTTTGCAATTCTGTAATCGTGCTCTACATGTTCAAACGCGTTTGTAAAAGCCTCATCTATTAAACCTACTTTTTCTAATACTTCTTTTGTATAATAGCTAAAAGCACCAACACTATGCATATTAATGGCTATTTTTACTTCACCATAATCTACAATAAACCGGGGCACGGGTTTACCTCCAGAAATACCTTCTTTATTTGCAGGACCGTGATAACCAAAGTTAAAATGTTGTATACCTGTTATATTTCTCGCGCGTATGTATTCTTTAAAAACATTTGCATCTTTTACAATAATGTCATCTTCAATAATAAAAATATGATCACAATCATTACCGAGTAAATAGCGCATTAATTTGTTTTTTGAACGACCCACACCTATATTTTTTTCATTATGAAGATAGACAAAACTTTTCTTTTTGTATAGTTTATCAATATCGGCAAAATCACTACCATCATTTACAACGACAATATCTATAATGGAGTCCGGTATGCTTAATAAACACTTAAGAAAAAACGTAGGCCGATTGCATGTAACTATACCTACGCCAATTTTATTCATATGGGCTTCCAATATTTTAATATAAATACTATAAATGGCAAACAACGCATCAAACAGTAATTTTGTAAATATTTCACAGCTCCCCACTGTTCCTGAATTAGTAGACGGTGATTTGCTTATAGTACAAACTGAACAAGGTACACAAACAATTACTTTTGATCAGTTAAACGTTGTAAAGACCGATACAGGCAAAAATGCTACCATAATGGGTACAACATGTGCTCAAGATATTTTTGCAAATTCAATTACGTTAGCAGCAAATATTTCTGCAAACAATTTTGTTAGTAATGGCCAACCAGGCACTTCTTTAGTTAATGGTTATTACAATAAGTTTATTTTTACAGGAGGCGTTTGTACAAGCGCTGATTACGTAACAGGCTCACCGGAATATAGTGATCTGAGAAATAATTTTGTACCATCTGTTACTTCATATCTTGACAATATTTTTACCCGTGCTTACGTTGCTTACGGAACAGGAATTATTCAAAGCAATAATCAATACCAAACCGTGACAGTTTCAACTCCTTTACCCGCCAACTTAGCTTATACTGATATTGTAGAAGCAGATATTAGTTTAGTTCTTAATCCTGCCTTCACATCCGTAATGCCTCTACTGTCCGGTATGTTGTATGTTACAAATATTATTAATGCACCGAACAATTGCTTTTCGTTTGATGTGTACCATACACAGGCACAGAGATTAAATTTTAATCTTGGATTTAAATATAAAGTTACTAAGTTCTACTGATTTCTAGTGTGAAAAAATAGCGCTTTGTTTATTTTACGTAAAGCATTTCTTTTGTCATGACCTTCATCAATAAGTCTTTTAAATTCGTCTCTAAAAGCTTTAATAAAATTTTCTGATAGTTTAAAATTTTTAGGATAAAATTCTCTTTTTATTGTCCGTATAGATGTAGGAAAGCTTTCTAAGAGTTGCTCAAATTTGTCGTTAAATTTTGTCACGTAAATATTTATTGTTTACCATGATCTGCTTCTTAATTTTCTTTTCTTGTTTTTCTTCCTCACTTATGTTTTGCTGTGTTTCTAGCAGAGATTGCATTTCAGTTAAATTTTCAAAGCTTAGTACGCTTTCGTCCGATTCAATTAAATCACCATCTGTGCCTAAATAAAACTTTATCATTTGAATACGCTCTTCAGGATTACCGAAGACTTCAATGATAGGGGGTCTATCCGCAGGATCAAAGAAAGGAGATTTGTTTTGATTAGCTTGGAACGTAATAGCTTTAAAAATATGATCTATTTCTTCTATAAAAAGACGATCAATTTCACGAGTAGCTTTTTGCTGTATTTTTACCGGAGCTGCTTTTGTAATAGGTATAAAGAAGATAATGTCTAAAAACTTCATACTTTCTCTTACTAAAGGAATACATTTTTTAATAAACTCATCATCTATATCGGAACTACCTTTACCATTACTCCAAAGAGAATAGACAAGACTATCTAACGGGCTTCTATCAAATAAAATTTTATCACCCTTTTCTGTTTTTTGTAAATCATCAATCAAACAATTCATAATCTTCCATTGACCGTCTTGATTAACTTCTTTGTTAATTTTTAGCTTTTCTTCTTTTATAACTTTTCTATACGATTCGGTAGATTTTTTATACATAGGCCAAGTCTTGATCATATCATTAATGAGTGTTGTCTTACCTTGGCAAGCTGTACCACAAATTGCTATACGCATTACAATATATTATTTGATTCTAAAAAAAATTCTAGTAAGTAAATTTGTGGAAACTTTTGATTCAGTTGACAACGTTGCTCTAGAAAAAAGAATTACTAAGTCGTACCCGGACATTATTATTGACGATTTATATGAATATGTTTTTAACGTATCAACAGACCAGCAAAAGAGTGCTTTAATTCAAAAATTAAAAACAATTTCTATGTTACATAATGATACTTTACTCCTTTTAAAATTATTTGGAAAGCTAAGTAAGAAAGGTATTTTAGATCTCGGTGCTTATGTTGGTGGAGGGAGCATTGCTATGGCATTAGAAGCTTCTGTACCTGTTATTGCCGTAGAAACAGGCGGTTCATTTGTTAATCAACCCTCGCTTCCTTCAAAAGACATCTTAAACGATTTTATTGAAAATATAGTACAATGGGACGTTGATAGAAAAATATCACTTATAACAGGTAAATCTTTTGAAGAAATAAATGTAAAAAAAATTAAATTAAGATTACCAGAAATTGATTTACTGTTAATTGATTCAGATGGTGATATTGAAAGAGATTTAAATTGTTATAATGATATTTTAGTAAACAAATGCATCGTTGTAATAGATGATTATGTTAGTTCTGATCAAAAAAGTAAAATAGTGAGAGCAGCTGTTGACAATCTGGTAAATGAAAAACGATTAGAGCCTTTTGGAGTTTTTATGTGGGGCACTTGGTTTGGAAAGTATCTTAAACCTTAAGAGCTTTATCCCATATAACAAGCTGTAAGCGTGGGCTAAATTTAAAATTATATTTTTTACAAAGATCAGCTACCACCGGGCACTGTACTGTATGCTCTGCCCGGCTACCACAGCATGGCATTAACCAAATTCTATTAACCGGGACATTACAGTCGTAAACATATTTCTCTAAAATTTCACGTATTTCATTTTCACCGCTCACTACAAATTTAAAACCTGAACCATTTTTTACATGCCATTTAAGAACCTCTGGTTTATATCTCCGTTCAACCGGATCTCCGTTATTTGAAAGTTTAGGCGATGTTGTAAATGTTGCTTTCCATTTTTCTTTCCATGCAGGGTCCGGTATAATCGTGGCATTCGTTTCAAAATCTATGTGAGGTACAAATCCATAACGCTCAGAAAAAGCTTGTACTAATTCTAATAAATTCTTTTGCTGTATTAAAGGTTCACCCCCTGTAATTTTCCATATAGCACCGTCTTTTAAATAACAGTTATATTTGTTTTGAGACATATACTCAAATATTTCATCAAACGTCATACGGTTTTTAACGGACCAGCTTACAAAGCTATCACAACCGTGTGGTGAATCCGATGAAGCAAAACCTTTACATGTTAAGTTACACATCGATAAACGCATAAATACCGATGGTCTCCCTACAAATTCACCTTCTCCCTCGATTGTATAAAAAATCTTATCATCACTAAGGAAAATATAAGAATTCTCGCTCATCATGTTATTTTATACACAAAAAGTAAGAAATAAACTATAAATATTGTTAGATGTCAAAGCGGGAAAGACAGCTGAAAAAAGCTGCCCAAGATAGTAATAAATTCATTAAACCGGATCTTTTTCTTAATTTTAAAATAGATCAAAAGTTCCATTTTAATGAACACCATAAAGCTTTTGTAGAGAAAGCTTTTGACGACTCTACACACATAATATTTTGTGACGGTCCTGCAGGATCTTCAAAGACATATTGTGCAGTATATGTGGCTTTGACATTATTAAAAGAAAAGAAAATAGACGAGATTATTTACATTAGAAGTATTGTAGAATCTGCTACTAGAAAATTAGGTAGTTTACCCGGTGAGGTAGATGAAAAATTTAAACCATGGAGCATACCTCTCATAGAGAAATGTGATGAACTTATTGGTAAACAACTAACAAATATTCTATTTGAAAATGATTATGTAAAAAGTATACCTGTTAATTTCTTAAGAGGCTCTACATTTATGAATAGTGTGGTAATTGTAGACGAGGCACAAAACTTAGAACATAGTGAATTAGTTACAATTCTAACTAGATATGGAAAGAATTGTAAGTTGTTTGTAATAGGCGACTCTTTACAATCCGACATACATAAATCTGGTTTTCAAAGTATTATGAAAGGATTTGACACTGTAGAAAGTAAAGAGCACGGAATACAAACATTTCATTTTACTGAAGACGACATAACCCGAAGTAAGCTTTTAAAATTTATAGTACGCGTAATAGCAACAATTAAAAAATAAATATATTAATGAGAGTTGTAAACTTTACGCAAAGATATAGTTTGCTTAGTTTTAACAATACTTTTCCATATCCTCTTAATGATTATAATACCTATGTTGATTTTATAGCCGGAATTAATATTAGTAAAACAGGGTTTCAAGTTTATGAACCGGGGTATCCTTCGCCTATTTCTCAGTTTCAACCTTTAACAGGATACATTATTGTAAAAAAACCTGGTTTAAATTTTTCTATGGTTCTTCCCACTGTAAATGTCCCACCAGTGACAAAAATTACAAAAAAATACAATATTTTGACGTTTCCGTATAGTACACCAGTTAATTTTGATATTTACAAAGAATATATTGAAAGTATATTAATACCGAGTAATAACGGAACTGGCTTTATTTCATATTCACCAGATTTTGCTTCTCCTTTTACAACGTTTGTCCCAGGATCTACTTATTTAATAGTTGCAACTGGTAATTTTGATATAGAAAACCCCGTTGTAACACCTACATCTACCAGTACCCCGAATCCTACACCGTCTCTCACTCCTTCCTTTACCCCTACTATAACACCTACAAACACTTGTACAAGCACTCCTCTGGAAACTATAACTGCAACTCCAACAATTACCCCTACCCCTTCAGTTACCGTTGGTATCACACCAACGGTAACACCAACATTTACACCAACAAACACAACAACACCTTCTAATACACCATCCTTCACGCCGACACCCACACAAGCAATAATAATATTAGAAACACCGACCCCAACATCTACTTCTACCACTACCTTAACTTTTACACCCACACAATCTGTAACGGGAACACCGAGCGTTACAATGACAAAATCACCAACAAAAACACCTGTTATAACCCCAGCTCCGACATCATCACCGACACCCACACCTTCGGTAACATTTCCCGGAACAGGTATTAATGTTGATGGAGGTGCTTCCGGTGATCCGCATTTTCAGATGTCTTTGCAATCAATTGCTCCTGGTTCTGTTGTACATGTTTGTAGAAATACTAGGTTTGCAGGTATGACAGCAAAAGATAGTTTAAGAGATTTAGGTTTAAGCCAGACATATTTTTATTCATCGTCAGGCTCTTATAATGAAAATGAATGGCAAAATTATTTATCTGGAGGCAGCTTACCACGAAATGTAGATTTAAGACCTATACAAAATATTCAGAATATCGGGGATGTTAGTGTAGCAGGTTATGTACCTTCTTATGTTCTACACGTACCTTCTGGATATAATTCCGAACTTTCAGGGACAATGGTAAGAGAATACTCAGATAGAGTAGAATTTTTATGCAAATCAAGCATTATATTAGATTACGCAGATTATAATTTAAAAATGTCTGTATACAGAACAGATATTACAACAAGTGATGTTGGATTACAAAACTTAATTACAAATATAAATGAAGGTATAGATGAAACTTACACCTTTTCGGTTTCAACAATAAACCCCGATAATACTATTTGGTGGTACGCAAATTTACCAAGATTTTCCTCAAATGAAAAAATAATTTATAAAATTAGTTGTTATAAAAAATTTGACGTCCCAGCACAAAATTTATATCGCCCTGGTCTAATTGCCGCCACCTGGGATGATAATGGCCCTAATTGTAGAGCAAATATGTTATTATTATATATTAAAAAAGGAAATAGGTGGGTTGCAATGACGTACTCTTGCTATGCAGGGGGCCCTTCCCCTGCATCTGTTGTTGATACAGTTACAGTTTTTGGCAGTCATATACCCACCTATTTCGCCGGGCCAGGTGGCATTACTTCTATTTATGTTGAAGAAATGGGGTTTATTTTAAGAGGTCAAAGAGATTCTTTATCATTTAAAACGAACGGGAAGGTTGATTTTGATGAAATAGGAGGAGGCTTAGCATTAATATTAAGAAGAGTAATAATGGACGGGGCGTTTAATAGTGGATGGGGATCAACAGTTGATGGTTATTCTATAGCAGGACAACCATTTGGTATTTCAAGAATAGATCTAGAAAATGCAGCAACCGGTGGGTATGATTCACCTGCATGGAGAAAGGTAACATTTCCAGCTGTATTGTTCCCATCATCAGATTACAATGTAAGAGTTATTTCAAAACCATGTGCAAACCGTGATTTTAATAATTTTGCCTGGGATCCATTAGAGCCTCGCCCACCACTTTTACCTGATGGTAGTAACCCCGGCGGTGGTGGAGGCGGTTATTCCATGGGAATAGGTATGTCTATATTGTAATGAAAAAATATATATGGACTTACTGGACAAAGCCGCAAGAACAAAGAAAATCTTTTTTTGATTTAGCGTGTCTAGGTCTTTCAACGTCACTAGTCAAAAAACACGGTTATGCTTATAAAATATATACAGATAAGTTTGGAGCCGCGCAAATACAAAATTTTAATATAGATGTTGATTTTGAAGTTTCTCTTGAATCTTTAGAAGGGGAAAATATAAAAAAATTTGCTCTTGCAAAAATAGATACCTATCAAAAAATTAATTTTGAATGCACCCATATAGACTATGATGTTTTTCTATGGGACAGACCAAATAATTACGAGTCAGATTTTACAGTTCAATCTTTAGAACAATCTGACGAGTCAAAAAATTTTGATTTAACATATAAAACCAGTTACGAAGATTTTAAAAGTATTACTAATTACGTGCCTGCAGAAATAAAATTTTTTGCTGATAAAAATATTTACTCTGGGTATAATATGGGATATGTAGATATAAAGAATTTAGAGTTTTTTAACAAATATGCTAATATAGCTAGAAAAATGTTTGATGATTTGTCTATTATTAATAATATATATTTAAACTGTTTTGTAGAACAATTATTTTTTTATTGTATGACACAAACAGAGAACATTAAGGTATCGTGTTTATTAACTGAAAAAGTTGAAGCTTGGGATCGAGAAGCAGCAAATAAAAATTATACCCATTTAATGGGAGAAAAAACAAGCAACAAATATAATACCTTTATTAAGGTATTAAACCAATTAAAGATTTATAACTTTAAATGTTACGAATCTATTTTTTCTCAACTTTAACATCTTTGTTATTTAAAATATTTCTCTGCTTTTGTTGAATTTTAGAATATATATCTTCTAATGCCTTACTATCATTTTTATAAGGTACTTTATCTTGAAGCTTGGGGTAATGGTCGGTTATTTCTCCACCATAAAGCTGTTGTTTAACCTCTGGATCCAGAGGCTTCTTATCTTGATTCATTTATTACCCCAGCTTGTACCGCCAAAGAGATTACTATACCCGGTGCTCTTCTTCGTATATAAAGGAGCAGCGCGAGGGTTTTCTGCAACCGGGTTATTTACCTGAGGTTGAACTTCAGGTTGTTCTTGTTTTAAATCTTCAACTGGTGTAGGGTTTGATATTACTGCGGGTATAGGTGAGCCAACAGAAATAGATGTAAGTACTGGTGCATCTTCAAATATTGCTGAATTCTTTTCATGTTCCCACATTTCCACCTTAGTTACCCAACAGCGATCATTTGTCATTGCCCTTACATTTTTGTTAGCAATATTAAATGCTTCTCTTGTGAATTTTTCGATACCTACACCGTAAGGAAAAACTCTTAAATCAACAATACCAAGTTTCGCTAAATGTTCAAATTCTTTTAGATGTGGGTCATCTAAAGCAATACAAGTTGTGTGATCAAACATTCTTTGTAATTCTTTTTTGAGTTCATCTAAAGCACCGAAATCTACAACCCAACCTTTGTCATCTAATTCATTACAAGAAAACCAAAATTTTGCAGTTAACCTGTAACCATGTACAAACTTACAATGACTTTCAGCTCTCCATTGACGAAATGCACAGCTTCCAAGTTCAACAACTTTAGTACTTTGATACTTCATAACGTTAATTATAGTAATACAATAAAACAATCAACTCACGATAAAGAAACGCAGTCTTTTCTATACCTATATTATTATATAAAAATATGTGAAAAAATCAACTCTGGGAGTTATTTCCTTATAACTCGAAGTTTCTTACCAGTCATGTCACTGTAACCGAGGTAAACACCTTTTGCAATACTACCATCAGGTGTACGATAAGTGATGTCTTTACCGACTTCTAAATCACCTCCTGTTACGTCTGCTGCATTAACAGTCGCCGATCTATCGGGACGATAATAATCTGACTGTGATATAGACCATGAACCTTTGCCAGAAGGCGTCAAATAAGTATTCATGGTTAAATTAGGAAGCGGAACATTCTTTTTAGAATAAAAAACCTCCACAGAGGGGCTATCTTTTGAATAAACAATATTTGCTGTATCTGGACCATTAGGGATATTTGAATTCACGCCTACAGTATAAACATATCCGTTTTTGTATGGCCTTACATCTTTAACAGTACCTATTGAGGCTCCGGAATCTATAACCCCCGGTACATTATAAAAAGAGATTTTATTACCCGGCCGGGGCGGGTTATTTGTACCTACTAAACCTTGATAAATTCTGGAATCTCTTTGTTGTAAGTCCTGATCTCTCTGGGTTTTAACAGCATCAATACCGCTTTTTATCCCTTGGCTGACACGCTCTCCGGCAGAACCTAATTTTTGTGACATACTACCAAGAGCATTTGATAAAGGTGAATAATCGTTATCCACAACTGCCCCTTTTAACGCTTGACCGAACTTTTGTGGTGCTGTTGCAACAGCTTGCGCGCCTTTAACTGCGGAACCTAAAGCACCAATACCTTTACTAGCTAAACTAAAAGGTAGCTTACCTAATGCAGCAATATTATCCGGTACATTCAGTGTTTTCTTTGCTGCAGCTTTTAATGCTGCTTTACCGTAACCAGCTTCGGTTAAAAGCTGGTTAATTCGCTTGTTATACTTGCTCATTAGAAATAAATTCTCTATATAATTCGCAAATAGCTTGTGTTTCTAATCCTTTTTGTCTTAGTCCGGCTTCTAAGTCTTCTATTGTTTCAGCTTTAGAAAGACACTGTATAAAAGGATCACCGTCTTTGATCTCAAGCTTACCGTGTAAAAAGCACTTAAATTCATCTACAACGTCAGTTTGTTGATCAGCAAGTATTGTTTCTAAGAATTCAGAAGGAATATCATCGAAAACAGGAAAATCTGGAGACAAGACTATAATTTTTGTTTTACCCATTTTTTCTCTTAAAATGTAACCTTCATAACCATTACATTTGCTAAAATCAGTAGCACGGGTTATTTCCTTTGGATCTACTTTAATACGCACTCTTTTTAAAGAGCTCGATTCAAGCAATTTTGTCAGACATGAATTACCCTTCATCTATATTATTTATCTTGAAAAACAACAAACCATTAATAAAAATTAACAAGATGAGTAGAAAGAAGCTTGCTTTTGCGAATCATAATCACCCCGTCAACGAACAAGAAAAACACGATATTATAGAAAAGGCTGCAAAAGCATATGAGGCTTACATGGATGCACTTGGTTATGATTGGAGAAATGATCCCAATAGTGCAAATACACCCCACCGGGTAGCAAAGGCTTTTGTAGAAGATTTTGCCTGGGGTTGTTATAGCGAGCCCCCGAAAGTTACAGCTTTTGACAATATTGATAATTACGACGGTATCGTAGCACAGACAAATATTAAACTAACATCTCTCTGTTCTCACCACCATGCACCGTTTATGGGATTCGCTCACGTGGCATATATACCTGCTAAGAATGGTAAAGTGATTGGTTTGAGTAAACTAAACCGTATTGTAGATTGGTTTTCCCGGCGGCCACAAGTACAAGAAAATTTGACAATGCAAATTCATGATTATATAAATAGCGTCTGTAATAAAAATAACGGGGTAGCTGTGATGATTGAAGCCAATCATACTTGTTGTTCAAATCGCGGTATACGCCATGATTCTACTATGAGAACGGCTCGGATGTCCGGGGCGTTTTTAGATAATAACGACAATTCACGAAACGAGTTTTATAAGTTTATTGAGTTTGCGCAGAACAGAAAATTGATCTAAATGACAATAAATATTTTTAGTGAACCTCATTATCAATGGGGATTTGGTCAATCCTCCGTCTTCGGTATCTAGTTTTAGAGAACTCACTTTTTTCGCCCACGAATATCTTCATCGTGAGGTAATTTTAGAGTGTGAAGATAACAAAGATTTTTACTACAAATTTTTAAAGTTACGCGGTGCTATGGATTTTATTGATGATATTTTATTACTCGGAGAAGAAGAGGGCGAGCGTATTGATACACAACTACACTATGCTCCCACGGTGTATATTACAGATTCTATTAATCAAAAAAATCTTTTAATTATACTTCAATCAATCGGTTTCAGCGGCATCGCTATCAGTAATCTTTTTAAATTTAATAAATGATTTTTTATTGGAAGGATTAACGATTTTAAGTTTTGATTTTCCTTTAAACTTGGGTGAACCTTTAATATCTGTAATTAGCACTTTCTGACGGTTAGCTATTTTTCTAATCTCTTTTTCAGAATATTTTTTCTTGTTCCATGCTCCAGATAACACATCTTTTCTTTTGGCTATAACTTTATAATGTGTCGATTCATTTATTTCTTTTGAAACATCAACAAGACCTCTTATTTTCTTTAGAAACGGTTCACCAATTAAAACAGGGTCTTCATTTTCTGAACGATCTGCAATCGTAAAAGGTTCTGTAAATCTTGTTCCAAGCAAATTAAAAGATAAACGTACCATAGGTCGATCTTCTTTGACACCGCTTCCAATATGTATTTTCATATCACCATCTAATGGTAGGGTGACTTCTTTATTATTTACAGTGGTAAATGTAATTTTATCTCCATTTATTTTTATATTAATACCGTGTAAAACGTTATAGCCTTCGTTACCGCTATCTACTTTGGCTTTTATTTTGCCAAGCCCGTCAATTTCTATTAATTCATTGACGCCTAAAATAGGTCTATTATAAAATTCTTTAAAATTATTCACTTATTCGGTACGCAGTTTGGTACTGTTTTGCCACCTTTTTTCTTGTGGCCGACCATTTTATATCCCTTCCAACATACACCACGAGGAGCTTTCTTTTTCTCTGTAAAAAAGGTTTTAAATGATTTCATAGTTAAATTATTTATGTATTTTGTATAAATATTTATATGTTCGAAAAAGACGTACGACTTTTAAATGAGCTTTATGCTCAAAAAATTGTCAAAGAAGATGTCGGTCTCGGCCCTAATGCGGAGAGCGATATAGGTCTTGGGTCGCGTAAACCTACTATTATCGAACATTCCAAAGAAGAAATGTGCATGTGAAGGAGAAGAAGGCTGTACTTGTAAAGATGAAAATTGCGAAGAATGTGGCTGCGGGACAAATATAGAAGGCGGTCATAGCTTAAAAGGTGGTTCAGAAGAATCCGGTGCCTTTATGGCTAAACAAGAGTTATTTAGAATTCATAAAATTTCTGCTATGCTTCACGATCTTTTAAAAGATGAAGAAAACTTAGAACCTTGGGTATTTTCTAAAATCACGACTGCACAAGAAAATCTTGCCTCAATTTTTGCCTATAAAGATTACGAAAAATACAGACAAAAATTTAATATGGATATGAATGGCTTAGAAGAGAACAATGAAGAATCACTCTACACTGCAATTGATAAAGGTGGAGAAAAGATAATAAACAGTTTAAAAAGCTCTCTCAAAAAAGAATCGTTGCAAAATTTAGAAAAAATACTTTTCGAGACAATTAAAGTTATTGAAGAAAAAAAGCGCTAAGCGCTAACCGGTATGAGTAAAAAACAAAAAAACAAGAAGGTTAATCACTTGACCCTTGTTGAATGCGGCCAAATTCTTCAAAGATTAGCTGCACATAAGGATAGTAAATATTATCAAGACGTACTAACACGTTTTAGATCTTTAATTCCTTCACATGAATTTGCTTTTGAATTAGCAAAAATTTCTTCTGAAACATCAGCTACTTTTAAGTCTTCTCAACCTAATTTAGAAGAAAATAGCTTGTAAATTTCTTCGTTATATTCGCCTAATAATTCACGTATGTAATTTTTTCTTGTTTGTTCATCCGCTTCTTTAAACATTTTTCTTAGTTGCCCGGCGTCCTGAATAACTTGTTCACCTAATTTAAATGTCAATGTTAAAGGCTCATAAATGTAAGCATGGCCTTTATGCTCAGGATCATAAGGCTGTAAATCTTCTAATTTTTTAAAAGGCTGGAAATAAGAAGTTTCTGTAAAATTAAATCTCGGTTTTCCTTCTGAATCATTTTCATTCTTCTTACCACCTATTAAAATTGCTTTTGTAAATTCTGGTTTATATTCTTTTAAAATTTCTATAGGCTTATAAGGTACCTTAACTTGCTTAATTTCCGATTCATGTATACCATAAGCTTGAATAATTTTTTTCTTTTCCTCAAAATTAAACGGATGTTTTTCATCACCTGATATATTTGAAGTTGCTATTCTAAAATCGGCTGCAGGAAATTGCTCTTTTGCATAGTCATAAAGTTTTTTATGCCCAGGATGAAACGGCTGAAATCTACCTGGAAAAATAACTACTAAATTATTTTTTAATGAGTTGTTATAAAAGTCTTGAAATGTGTTCATGAAGACAGCTTTAAATTAAATACCTTCTCAAAGACTTTGGGGTCGTTTTTATAGCCTTCCTTTGACTCTTCATTTACATTAGTTGTATATTGCCAGCAAAAGTATAGAGGATTAGGTGTTTTGAAACCAAAAAAGCTTAAAACTTGTTTTTGTGTATCTACTACAGTTTGATCATTCCAGTTATGACCTATGCCTATAAATCCTGCGTCTATATTTTTAACTATGTTTTCTTCTCCCAGAGTACTGTGTCTGTTATCGATCCATGTGAGTCTTTCAATTAATTTTTGATATATACTATTAGCTTGACCCCATCTTATACTTACAAAAAATACTACACAATCAGATTCCAGTAAAGGCTTAGAAATTTTCCATAATTCATCGTTTTTATTATTAATAGAAGCCCAACAACGATGATGCCCAGAGGGGTTTTTATCTTTGTCTTTTAAAACAGCATCTTTAGTACCACAGTGATTACCAAAACGAGAAGAAACATTCCCCTCACAACAATGTATGGTAAGCTGAGGAACTTCTATAAGTTTTATGTTTTTATCAGCCAATTCATTTCGTAAATGATAAGCAAGCAAGGTACTCTTGGGTTTATCATCTTCATGGCCTTCCCACCGATTCGAAGTAGTTAAAAAAAGAATATTATTTTTTGTTTCAAGATATTCTTTAAAAGCTTGAATCTTTAATTGTACAGGTCTGGGGCTAGAATTTATTTTTTCTAGTATGACTTGTGTATATATTTGATCTAGATTCATTGGCAATGATATTTAAAGTTCATATTACCATACCGGGAGTTAATCTAAATTGTGGGCTTTGTTTGCCATATATAGGATCTGTAAAAGGTACATTCTGAGTTCTCTGTACATTATTATAAAAACCTTTGAACCCATATTCTTCTTCTTCACTTTTAAATTTACTTTCGAAATAGTTTCTGGTCATAAATGTACCTGTAATTTTAAAAGGAATATGCGATAATGTTATATCATTTATAACAATACCCTCTTGCTCATTAACTGGACCTAAACTAGAAACTAAACAATTTAAAATCTCTTGCCCGATAAACATAGTTGCGTGATAAAACACTAAACCATCAATGATAGCTTGTAATTTAGAATCATCTTGTAATATTTTTTCTAAAGAATAGCCGCCTGCGTGTAGCAAATAAATCTTCCTACTAAGAGCTTTCACCGAGCTATTATCTTTTAGTTTTACAACAATATTACTCGAATTTCTTGCTTTTGCTAAAAGATTTCTAAGCGTATCTGTAACCACATTTTCTTCGTGAATTTTAATATCAAATTTTGAATTTAATATTTTATTGATATCTGGCTTCTTTACAAAATGTACCCCTTCTTTATTTACAACATTAAAATCATACTTCTTTGCTTCAAAATCTATTTTCTGTACCAACTTTTGAAGTATATTTTCGTCATAAGATACCGGTTTAACTTTACGGCTTTTAGTCTTACGAACCGGGCTTTCCACTTCATAAATTTCTAAAATATTGTGAATAACAAAAAAGTTATGCTTATAATTTATAACGTTTGTTGTTCCTTGTATATATTCAATATTTAAAATTAAGTTACTATTACTTGCTAACCCTAACTGCTTTAACTCTGGCATAATATTAGATACAGATTGATTGAAAATATTTAAAATGTTTCTACCTGCCTCGATTAAACCGTGTCCCTCCTTAAAGCGATTAGAAAGCTGATCGGAAGTGATGCCATCTACATCTTTCATGGAATACCGATCTAAAACAAACTGATTATTAACGAGGCGTAAGGAACAATTTACTCCATCGAACTTTAATGTTGCATGTCCGGACTCAATAGATTGAATACATTCGTTAAAAAATCTTATCAAGTCGTTACCAGAGTTTATACCCGGTAAATGAAAAGGATGTGTGAGAGATGCTTTTTCGTTTATTAAACAATAGTATTCATCAAAAAGTTTCATAGCTTTTTGATTTCATTTAAGCTTCCGGAATATTAACGTCAACGTCTGTGTATTTTCTAATTAATCCGATTATCTTTGTTAAAACTTCTTTAGAGTTACTTGCATTAACGGTTTGAATTTTGGAAATTTCAGATGCATCTTCCGGTTCTGGAGATAAAACAAATGCTTTAAGCAAAAGTCTAACTAACATTACTTCACCTTCCGGGGTAAGCTTATCTGTTTCCGGTTCATTGGCAGGACCCGGCTTTTTAGGAGGCATTGGATCGGCCTGAGGCATTGCAGCATCCGGTAAAGCACTCTCCGGGGGCTCTTGTTCAAACAAAATATACGCGTTTTTTAATGCATCATTAAACTTCACATATATATTTATCTAAATTTAAGATATAAAAAGCTGTTTTGTCTTAAGCTTTTCAAAGTAATCTTTGACCAAAAACAACAATCCATTTTTGGTACAGAACGATTTTGCCTTTAAAAAGCTATAACTGTACTTGTTGTTTGTCTGGTTCTTTAAATTATTAAGAATATCAATAGCTTTGCCGTTTTTATCCTTTAATAAGGCCCTAAATTCAGACAGAGAAATACTTGAATTATAAAACCGAATTGGGATTTTATTCTTAATCATCTTAAAAATGTTTAAAAACTCATAGTTAATTAAATGCTTACCATAATGATCAAAAATAGTAAGTTTTTCATTTAAAAACGCTTTTTCATTAAAGTATAAAATAATTTTCTCTCTACTTTTTGTTTCAATAATATCCTGACAAATATAGTAGATGACATTATGTAAAAAGAGCTTTTTAAATGATTTATCTGCTTTACCTAAAACACTAAATTTATGCAAATCATTAACCAACGGTATATCTATTTTACTTTTAAATACTTCTACTAAGTCTAAAAGAAAGATATTATTTCTGCTTAATGCATCACTCACCAAAGTATATTAAAGTAAAAAACTATAACTTCAAATCTTTTGGTGGTCTACCAATTCTAACGTTTATAATGCCATTATAATATTGTTCAGACAAAATTGCTCCTCTTTCTATTTGTTCTTTAATTTCAAAATATGCTAGTTCCCATTTAGAATTACACGCACGAATAATTTTAAAAACAAATTTATCTTTACCGAATTTTTCAATATCAGCATTCAAGTCGTTTGAAGAACTTGTGTAAGTTTTCCAATCAGATTCTTGTATATGTATTCTGTTTTTTGTTTTTCCCTTTAACGGTTTTCTTTTTCTTCTATGTTTACATTGCTTTTTTCCTATGTAAATTCTACCATTTGCTGTATTTGTAATTTCATATATAAAACCGTAGTTTTCTTCTAAAAAAACCACACCCTCGGCCACGATCCAATGTCCTAAGTCCATCTTATTGACCTGGAAAGGTTCTTCTTTGTATAGGAAACTTTACGGTAACGTTTGAACCTTTTCGTCGTTTCTTATTTTTAGAAACTTTAGCACCGAGCACCGCTCCTGCCGGACCATATGGTGAAAGTTTACGAGCATCTCCGTCGTTGTAAGCCTTACTATTTTGAGAGGGAAACTGGTTTCCAAATGAGCCTATATCTTGACCGTTATTGTTACCAAAAGCGCTATCAGCCCCACCAGAAACGTTGTTTTCCGCTAAAACTTGATTAAATATTTTTTCAAATAGGTTCATTGATTTCAAGTTTATATATATTATTATTTAAGTAATGATTGAAAATTATATAAAGGAATTAGAAAGCGACCTGAAGATAGACGAGTTAAATTTAAAAGAATATCAGTTAAAATTACCTGGAATTAAACATAAATGGGCAGGCCGATACATTCGGCATAAGCAAGAATTAATTGAGTTAAGAAGTAAGCGTGACGAAATAAAACGTAAATTAGTCGAGCAAATACAAGAGACAAGCCCGGTTAAACTAGCCTTACCTATTGTTGAAAGAACTGCTGAAAAACACAGTGAACTTAAAGATACGGATAAAAAAATTAGCGAGTTAAATTTAGTGGTAGAGCTGTTAGAAAAAGCAGAAAAGACTTTAAGCAGCACTTCCTATGATTTAAAGAACCTAATCGATATAATTAAACTCGAAACTACATGATATCGTTTACATATGACTCTGCTAAAAAGCAGGGCATCGTAAGCGGTGACCTGTTTAATGAAATACGAGAAAGGTTCTCTGTTAAAAACGAATCTGCTGCTTTTATTAGAAACTATAGAAGATTTGTTCCTCAACGCACCTATGCTATAACCCCTAACGGTAGATTTGATATCGGATTATATTTTGAAATTAGAAAGTTTATTACATCTTTACAATATGTCGATGAAATTAAAACAGATAGTCAAATTTTAGAGCAACTTTTCCCCGCGAAGAATCTCTGGAAGCAAAATTTAGGTATTGAGAAATTAAAATTAGAACTTAGAGATTATCAGAAAGAAATTGTAGAAAAGTGTTATAAAATAGGACGAGGTACCGTAGTATTAGCCACGGCCGGTGGTAAAACTTTAGTAATAGCTTCAATACTTGCTAATGCTTTTCGTGAAAATCCAAAAGCTAAATGCCTGATTATTGTACCCGATCTCGGTCTAGTGAATCAAACTCACGGTGATTTTGCAAGTTATGGTGTAGGCTACACTTCTTCAAAATTTACAGGTAGTTCTCCGCTCGATCTTTCTACTCAAGTCGTGATATCTAACCTCGGCATACTGCAAAGTAAAAATACAAACTTAGATTGGCTCACACAAATAAATTTTTTGATCGTCGATGAAGTACACAAAATAAGACGCGGTAACGAAGTTAATAAAATTATAAAAAAGATTAGTACCCCGTTTAAGTTTGGATTTACCGGAACATTACCAGAAAGTGAATTAGATCAATGGAACATTATTGGCAAAATTGGCCCCATTCTTTACGAAAAAAATAGTTACGAGCTAAGACTAGAAAATTATGTGAGTAATGTTTCTATTCAAATTTTAGAATTAGAATATAAACCAATAAAAGAAAAACAGGATTATACTGGCATCTCAGATCGTTTTCGAGCTGAACAAAAATTTATTATTAAAAATGAATTTAGAAATAAAATTATTAGTAAACTCGTTAATGGTCTCAAGAATAACGTTCTTATTCTTATAGACTTTATTGAGCATGGAGAAACCATAACAAGCACCCTTAAAGCAAATTGCCCTTTAAAAGAAATCTACTTTATACGTGGAGAAGTTGAGGTCGAAGAAAGAGATAAAATTAAAAATTTAATGGAGACAAAAGACAACATTTGTGTAGTTGCTATATGAAAAATTTTCTCGACCGGAATAAATATAAAGAACCTACATTTTATTATTTTCGCCGGAGGTGGAAAAGCGAAGGTGAAGATTATACAATCGATAGGCCGTGGTCTCCGCTTACATCAAAATAAAGAGAAGCTCGTCATTTTTGACGTAGCCGATCAACTTTACTACGGTAAGCAACATATGGAGAAAAGATTAAAACTATATGAAAAAGAAAACATACAAACAAGTACAAAAACAATCCAAGAAGCTTAAGAAAAAAGGCAATAATATTGCCGAAGAAATGGCTATTGAGGGCCATGTCGACCTCAATGACCCGGATGTTCAAATCTTAGCTAAAAAGGTTGAGGAAGTCAAAAAACTTAAACCCAAAGACAAACTTCATTACGTAAATAGCAGAGAATTTGAGGAAGAAATACGCAAATTTTACACCACGGAACGTATAAGTGAAAAACTCGGTGATAGTATTATAAAAATTGCAAATGGGCTTTCTTACGCTACCAACTTTATCAATTATTCATACAAAGATGAAATGATTGGTGATGCAGTAGTCAAGATGTTTTCGGCTCTTAAGAATAAGAAATTTCGACTTGATTCTGGATTTAGCCCATTTTCTTATTTTACAACGATTGCGTTCCACGCTTTTATTAACCGCATTAAAAAAGAGAAGAAACACCATGAAGTGTTAAATGAGTATAAAGAAAAAATTTATACCGAAACTATGGCAAAAACTGATGAATTTGGTAATGTTCACATCTACGTGGAACCAGATGATGATAATTACAACGCACAAGATTAATGCAGAAAGATATAACATTAAGAAACAGCAAAGTATGCTGTATATCCGATCTTCATATCGGTGTACATCAAAATAGTACTTTTTGGCATGAAACAGCTCTTAAGTGGGCTGAATGGCTTAAAAGTGAGTTAGAACAAAAAGACATTCAAGATATTTTAATTCTCGGTGATCTATATCACTATCGTGATGAAATTGCTGTTAATACTATCCACGTTGTAAATGAGATTTTAAAGATCTGGAAAGACTTTAACATAGTTATACTTGTAGGTAATCACGATTCTTTTTATAAAGATAGAACGGATATTAATTCGTTATCTATTTTACACGGTTGGGATAATATTAACATTATAAGTGACCCCTGCAGTACCGTTCTTTACGGTAAGAAATGTATATTTTTACCTTGGAATTCTGATCTCACAAGTATTGATAAAGGTGATATTATTTTTGGTCACTTAGAAATAGAGAGCTTTAAAATGAATTCTTTCAAGCTTTGCGAAGAAGGTATTAAGTCAAAAGATCTTTTAGATCATGCTCGATATATTTTTTCCGGGCATTTTCATTTACGAGACGAAAGAGAGTATGATGAGGGTAAGATTATCTATCTCGGTAACCCGTTTGAAATGGATTTTGGAGACGTCGGTTCTTCTAAAGGATATTATATTTTAGATTTTAATGATATATCTTATGAATTTTTTGAAAATAATATTTCACCAAAACATAAAAAGGTTCTTTTATCAGATATTTTAAATCAAAAGTCTCTTGAAAGTAAAGAAGTCGAATCGATGTTTTCAAAAAACATTGTTAAATTTGTAATTGATAAAAAAATATCTAGCGAAAACATTGACAGTCTTCTTAAACAGCTTTCTCATCATAAACCACAATCTCTCTCTGTAGATTATTCATTAGCTGTAGACAAGCTAAACGTACCTGAAGAAAATCGATATGATTTAGGGGGTATAGACATTTCTCAGGCTATAAATGAATTTGTAAATTTATTAGAAATTGAAGATAAAGATGAGGTTGCTAAGTATTGTGTCGATTTATATCAAAAGTGTAAATGAAGAACATATTTTTTAAAAAAGTTTTAATTAAGAACTTTTTATCGGTTGGTAAAGAACCAGTCGAAGTAGAATTTAAACCCGGGTTACATATTATTACCGGTGTAAACCGAGATAAAGAAGATAGAAGAAACGGGGTAGGTAAATCTACTATTGCAGATGCCATACATTTTGGTGTATTTGGTAATACTTTAAGAGATCTTAAAAAAGAACTTATTGTTAATAATATAAACAAAACCAATTGTGAAGTTGTATTAGACATTGAAATTGAAAATTTAGGTAATAAAGATTCTATTCAAATTACCCGTTCTTTAGAGCCATCTCGGTGTTATTTAAAAATTAACGGTAAAGATGTAACTCGCGATAGTATCACAAATACGAATGATTATATTTTACAACTATTAAATTGTACCGAAGACGTATTTCAAAATTGTGTTATTATGACCGTGAATAATACCATACCGTTCATGGCGAAAAAAAAGCAGGATAAAAGAAAATTTATTGAAGATATTTTTAATTTAAGCGTTTTTAGTGAAATGCTTTCGCGTTTAAAAGAAGACATTAATGATACTAAGAGAGAATTTGATATTGAATCTACAAAATACGAAGAGACAGAAAGAAATATTCAGAGTTTAGAAAAGCAAAAGGTTTCTGCAGAAGTAGATCAAAAAGCACGCAAAGTAAAATATGAAACAAGAAAAAAGAATAATACCGATGAGCTTATTACAATAGAAAAAAAGCTTAAAGCTTTCGTTAAGCACGATATATCAGAAATCGAGAAACAAATAGATGATCAAAAGAAAAATATTGAAAAAATAGATAGTAAACTCATTAAAACTCGTCACAGTATTTCAGAAAAACAAACCCTTACTAAACAACTTAATAAACAATTTGCTACCATTGATACTCTTAAAGGAAAATGCCCGATGTGTTTACGCAATATCGAAGATGTTGATGAAAAGCATATAGAAAAAGAAAAAGAAAAAATTAATAAACAAATTGATGAATACGATAAAGAAATGGACAAAAATCAAAAAGATATTGAAACGCTTCTAGCACTAGAAAAGAAAATAGAAGAAAAAATAGAGACATTACAGGATAAGATTAATAATTTTAACTTAGAGAAAAAAGACTATGATAATACGTTAAACCGTAAAAAGCAGCTAGAAGCCTGGCAAATAGAGTTAGATCAAGACTTAAAAGATATTAAAAATAATGTAAAGAATTTCGATAGCTTGCTTGTTGAACAAAATAAAAAACTCAAGGAGATTAATAAAAAAATTGATGAACTAAAAAAGACTATTAAATTGCAAGAAACCGCCAAGTTCGTTGTTTCTGAAGAAGGCGTTAAAGCCTATATTGTTAAAAAGATTCTTCAGCTGTTTAATTCTAAGCTAATCTTCTATTTAAAGAAAATGGATGCTAATTGTCATTGTACATTTAATGAATATTTTGAAGAAGAAATTATAGACGATAAAGGTAAACCCTGTTCATATTTTAACTTTAGCGGAGCTGAGCGTAAGAATATTGACTTAGCCTGTTTGTTTGCTTTTATGGATATTCGTAGATTACAGGGGGACGTAACTTATAATTTCAGTATCTACGATGAACTGTTTGATTCCAGTCTCGACGAAAAAGGTGTCGATTTAGTCATAAACATCTTAAAAGAACGTGTACAAAATTTTAATGAGTCTGTTATGATAATTAGTCACCGAAAAGAAAGTGTTAAATCCGCATCTGGGGAAGTCATTTTCTTAGAAAAACGTAACGGTATCACGAGAAAAGTTGATTATCTACCTAACTAACAATAATTACTAAGATGTTTACACCGTCGCCTTTTGCCTCACCATTTGGTTCTTCTCCCTTCGTTGCCCCGCATCCTTTCATGGCAGGACCACCGCAAGAAACGAACCCGGTCCCCCCGGAAGTACATTTACCCCGCGCTTTAAATTACTACGCCGATTACAGTGGATGCGG